AAGATTAATTTCCAAGGCTGGGGTAGCTAAATGGCTGACTACGAAGCAGAGTACGATGAAGGCTCAGAAGAAAAGAGCAAAGTGAGCAAGAAGGATAAGCGGGAAACGGAATCCTACCAGATTGACTATGAGGACCACGCTAAGGTCATCAACCTTCTGACTGCTGCTCAGGGCGCTGATAGTGACATGCGTGATCAGGCCAGAGATGCCCAGTTGTTCGTATCCAAGAAGGATGGGCAATGGGAGCCGTACTGGTGGAATGCTAACCAGAACAAGCCCCGCTATACATTCGATATGACCTGCCCTATTGTTGATCAGGTGGCTGGAGAGATCGAGCAGGCCGACTTTGATATCCGTGTATCCCCTGCTGGCGGTGACGCTACCAAAGACGTAGCCCTGACCTATGACGGCATCATCCGTAATCTTGAGAACATATCTAACGCCAAAGACGTTTATACATCAGCAGCTAGAGGGATGGTCACAACCGGCTATGACGGATGGCGCATTGTCCAGAAGTACGCTGATGACAACTCATTTGACCAAGACCTGATGATAGAAAAAATCCACAACTTCACTGACAGGGTCTGGTTTGATCCCGCTGCCGAACAGCAAGATAAATCGGACGCTCGCTACTGCTTTGTGCTGCATCCTGTTGCTAAGGATGAGTTTGACAAGCGCTGGCCTGAATCAACCGGAACATCTGTACCTGATGACCGTGATGGTGAGGCTTACTACGATAAGGCTGAGGTTGTCGTTATCGGTGAGCTGCTCTATGTTGAGAAGGAAGAACGCGAACTGGTCCTGATGTCCAACGGGCAGACCTATGAGGCTGATGATGACTTCGAGAAGGTTGTCGATGACATGGCTCTGGTAGGTGTGACTGAGATCAAGAGGCGCAAGCGTAAGGTCAACAAAGTATGCTCCCGGTTCTTTGATAACGATGGTTGGCTTGGTGATGATAAGGACACGGTGTTCAATCGTATTCCTGTTATCCCTGTTTACGGCAACTACAAGATCATTGAGAACAAGACAGTTTACTCAGGCGTTGTTGAAAAGCTGATGGACTCGCAGCGCGTCCTGAACTACAGCATGAGCCGTGAGATCGAAGAAGGCGCACTGGCCCCACGAGCTAAATACTGGATGACGCTGACTCAGGCCGCAGGGCATGAAGACTCACTGTCCACTATGAATACCAACAGCGACCCGGTTCAGTTTTACAATGTAGACCCAGAAATGCCCGGACCACCACAGCAGAACGGTGGCGCAATGGTCAATCCGGGGCTGAGAACAATATCAGAAGCCATGCGTGGCATGATCGGTTACTCCGCTGGCATGTTTGCCTCCAACATGGGTGACAATCCCGGCTTACAGTCAGGCGTTGCCATACGCTCGCTACAGAACAAAGGCGACAATGCCACCTACAAGTACAACAAAGCCGTTCAGGTCGCTATAGCGGCAACTGGTAAGGTTCTGGTTGATGCTATCCCCAAAGTCTATGACACTGAGCGCACCATGCGCATTCTTTATGAAGATAATAGCTTTGAGATGGCAACCATCAATCAGCCTGTGATTGACCAGCAGACGGGTGAGGTTGTGATGCTTAACGACCTATCCCAAGGCGTTTATGACGTTATATGTAAGGCCGGTCCGAGCTTTAAGAATCGTCAGCAGGAAACGCTTGAAATGATCATCGAGATGGCAAAGGTTGACCCAACCATTATGCAGATCGCCGGTGACGTTATGATGCAAAACATCAATAGCCCTGCTGCCGACCAAATTGCAGAGCGTAAGCGTGACCAGATGCTGAAGGCTGGAATGATTCCGATGTCTCAATTGACTGACGAAGAACAGGCTCAGATACAGCAGCAGATGGCGCAACAGGGTCAGCAGCAAGATCCAGCCAGCATCATGGCTCAGGCTGAAATGCTGAAGGGTCAGGCTGAGATGGCTCGCGCCCAGATCGAACAGGTCAAGGTTCAGAATGAGCAGATGAAGATACAGGTTGAGGCGCAGAAGGCTCAGATGTCTGCCCAGAACGACCAGCAGGACAATCAGGTTGATGTATTCAAAGCTCAGACTGATCGCATGAACACGCAGATCAAGGCGCAGGAGGCTGGGGCTAAGATCACGAAGGAAGGTGTACAGACTGAAGGCGTACAGCTAGATAACGTGAAGAAGGCACAGGAGCTATCAAACCCGATGGCTAACCTGTCTGACGCTGAACTGATGAGGATTGCTAGAGGTGGCTGAAGCACAAAGCAGGCTAAGAGATTATTTCCCTGACTACGGGTCACGGGGGTCATTAACAGATGCCCCTGCTGAGACACCGAGAACAGCTTTGCTAGAGCAGTACGGTTCCATTGTGGAGCCGTATGAGCCATCACTCTCAGAAAGAATATACAACTTTGCGTTTGACGCTCTTGGCGGTAACACTGCCACAGGGCTTGACCGGCAGAGAATACAGCGCAGGGCAAGATACCCGCAGAAGATCATAGATCAGACTGCTTTGGCAGGCATTACTGACTACTCCCAAGCCATGCAGGACTATGCCAGAGGTGACGCGCTTTCAGGCACGACCAATATGGCAATGGCGGCAACATCTTTTATTCCGGGGCAGCAGCGGCAGGCGGTTGAAGAAATAACCAGAAGATTGTCAAAGGGAACGTTTGGGCAAACGCTGGACACAAGTAATATCCAAGTACCTTTCCGTTCACCCATATCGCCACAAACTGATGTGCCACAAATAGCTTTCCGTTCAGACACCCCTGCACAGGGTCAGTCAGCATTAAACGATCTTGACATGAGTTATGACGCAAGGATGCAAAGGGCGGTAGATCAGGGATATGTAGGCCCGTACTATCACGCAACGATGGACGCTGGTGATATAGATGAGTTTAAGCCGAAATACCGAGACAACCTTACTTTTGTATCCCCAACACCGGATTTCGCTAATAGCTGGATTGGTAAAGGTGGGGCTGTATCAAGGGCTTATGATGAGCCTAACTACAGCATGATGAAGGCTGACCAAAAGGTAGCCTACGACAAACATGCAAGCCAGTATGGCAATGAGATAGAAAACTGGCCTCAATCAGCGGAAGACGATTACTTTGCGGAAAGAGCCGCCATATCCAACCAATACAATGCATCAGGCGCATCAGTCATGCCGCTTATGGTAAGGGCTGAAAATACGTTTGATCCTGCCGCAAAACCAGAGGTTCTGGATGAGCTAATTCGTAATCAGGGCTACGATCCTGAAGGCTCAAATTTAATCACAGGCTTGTCCAATAGAGACGCTTTTGCAACGGGAAACTATCTTTTTCTTGAGAATCCTGAAGTTGTTGAATTTTTGAAGGGCAAAGGATTTGACTCAATGCTGGTTGGCGAATCTAACGGCAGGCCGACAAATCTTGCGCTGTTTAATACTTCCGGCATTCGATCAGAATATGCAGCTTTTGACCCAAGCAAAAAAGGTTCAAGTAATATATTGGCAGGCATGGCTGGCGCTGGCGTTGTTGGTGGTAGCGCATTGTCGGGCCAGAAGCAAGAGCAAAAACAATAGCAGTATTGCTGTGTCACTGAACACAGTGTTACACTTAGTACAGGAACGTGACCTTATTCACGGCAATTTACCTTAAAAGGGCAAGACTATGAGCGAGATGCAACCAGACGACTACGTTGAAGAAATTGATGCTGATCCCATTGATGACGATGTAACGATAGAGACTGAAGATCCTGAAGCAAGTTATGAAGGCGAACAGGATTCCGAATCATCACCGGATGCTGGTGAAAGCCAAAAGAAACAAGTTAAGTTTGATGAAGAACAGCAGCGCATCTTTGATGAGGCTATAGGCAAGAAAACCTTCAAACTACGAGAAGTAGAGAGACAGGCAGAAGCCTTACAAAAGCAGCTAGAAGAAGTGCAGGCCAAACTTCCCAAACAAGAGAGGCCAGATGTCCCAGAGGCTCCTGACCCGTTTGCTATATCTGATGAAGAATACAGACGGCAGTTGCTAGAAAGGGATGAGGCTTTGAAAAAGGCCGCAGCTTACGATGCGCAGCAACAATACCTGCAACAGCAGCAGTATGAGTTGGCAGAGCAGGCTCGGCAAAAGCAGCAAGAGGCTTTAAACAGTAAGATTGAGAATTACGCATCTCGGGCAGCCAAGATGGGTATTAAAGCAGAGGAATTGCAGGTGGCTGGTGCTACTGTTAGCAATTTTGGTATTCAGGAAGAACTTGTCTCATTCATTATTGATGATGAGCAGGGACCACTGATCACCAAGTATCTGTCACAAAATCTTACTGAGTTGGACAACTTGAGAAATATGTCACCAATACAGGCGGCTATTAGGATAACCAACGAAATCAAGCCAAAGGCTGCTGCTCTTAAACCCAAGGTAAATCAGGCTCCAGATCCGGTGGACACGCCACAAGGCGCAGGGATTTCCCCTAAAGCCAAAGGACCAAAAGGAGCCACGTTTGAATAAGGAAATAGCAACATGGCTAACAATCTTAATAGTAACATTACCCGCCCGTTGGCGCGGGTGTTCTTGGATGCTTTCGAGTCAAATCGAGTAGTAACCAAAACTGTCAACACTCAACTGCTATCTGGTCGGTTCAATCCTTCCACTGGCTCCAACGTAGACTTTAAACGTCCACATGACTACAACAGCATCCGTACTTCTGGCGGTGACATCAGCGCTTCTACTAAGTCTGACATCATTGCTGGTAAAGCAACNGGTACTGTTCAGGACTACTTCACNGTAGCCACTGAGTTCAGCAATGTTCAGGAAGCACTGGAACTTGATCAGCTTGATGAGATCATCGCTCCAATGGCTCGCAGGATCGTTACTGATCTTGAGACTGATCTTGCTACCTATATGCGCAACAACTCATCCCTGAAATATGGCTCACACGGTACTGCCGTTGATGCTTGGGGCGATGTTGCTGGTGCTGGCGCTCTGATGGACAGCGTTGGTGTACCAATGTCTGACGACAAGTTCTACCTGATGAACCCGTTCACTACTACTGCTCTGGCTTCTGCTCAGAATGGTCTGAACGCTGCTGATGGTCTTGTTCGTACAGCTTGGGAAAAAGCCCAGATTTCTTCCAACTTCGGTGGAATGATGGCCCTTACTTCCAACTCTCTGAGCAGCTTCACTTCAGGCGCTGGTGCTGACCGTACTGGTGCTTTGGCTTCAAACCCTGACGTATCATACGTTGGCGCTAAAGACACTATGCAGCAGACTCTGGCTGTAAGTGGCTTTGAAGCTGATATGGTTGTCAAAGCAGGCGACATGGTAACTATTGACGGTATCTACCGACTGAATGTTGCTACTCGTCAGCCAATGATTGATGCTGCTGGCAACAATGTCCTGTGGACAGGTGTTGTGGTTGCTGACGTTACTCTGAGTGGAACTGGTACTGGTAACATCGTTGTTGCTGGTCCTGCTATCTACGAAGCTAACGGTCAGTACAACACTGTATCTTCAGCTCCTGTTGCAACTAACGTTGTAAACATCTTGAGCGCGGCTTCTACCCTGTATCAGCCAAACCTGTTCTACACTAAGCAGGCATTTGGTCTTGGTACTGTTAAGTTGCCTAAACTGTACGCTACTGACACAATTGCCACTACCAGCGATGGTATGTCAATCCGTGTTACCAAGTACGCTGACGGTGATGCCAATACTCAGAAAGTACGTTTCGACTTACTTCCTGCATACGCCACGTTCAATCCGCTATTCGCGGGTCAGGGCTTTGGTGTATAACTAAGTTAGGGATAGGGGGCTTCGGCCCCCTTGAACTTTACTATGGCGAAACCATCGAAAGGTAAGGCAAAGGTTAAGGTTACAGCTTCTGGCAAGAAGGTAAGTTATGGTCAGGCTGGAAAGGCAAAGGGTGGCGGTCCACGGGTAAAGCCGGGGACAAGTAAGGGTGACGCATATTGCGCTCGATCTGCTGGTCAGATGAGAGATTTTCCCAAAGCAGCCAAAGACCCGAACTCTCCACTGAGACTTAGCCGTAAGCGCTGGAAGTGCAAAGGCACTAAATCAAAGGCGACATACGAATAATGGCTACAGTAGCGCAGGTTGCAAAGGCATCACTACAAAGGATCTTGGTACAGGCATCTGAGAGTTCATTAGAACCAGATGAGTATCAGGATTTTATTTTTGCCATGAATAATTACATGTCTCAGCTAGACGCTCAGGGTGTCAGCTTAGGCTATACCGAAGTAGAGAATTTGGCTGATGAGGTTACGATCCCAGCCGGTGCTTTACGCGGTCTAATCGCTAACATGGCGATTGAAGTCTCTCCCGATTACGGCGGTGTTATCAGTCAAGGGCTGGTGGTTGCCGCGCAGCAGGGATTGCAGACTATGAAACTTCTCGGTCAGCGCATTGGTAAGACAGCGCTGCCATCCACACTACCCATAGGATCAGGAAACGAAGATCAGCAGTGGGGCATCAGTGGGGCATTCTACCCAGAAACAGAGCAAGACATTCTTGCCGAAACCACAGGCGCGATTGGCTTGGAGAACAATACAAATGGTTGATAGAGCTAACGGCAGGAAGAAAAGTGATTTCGTAGCCAAGACATCCGTTGATGCTGGTAGCTATGTTGATTACTTTGTAAATGGGACAAATTACAAGATTTCTTATGACAACTTTGTCTCTGGACTTGGTGTAACTGGCTCGATGGCGCAGGCTGGTCCAGTGACCGCATCACCAGTGCTTAACATTGACGGCACTGTAAATAATATTCGTGGCATTGAGGGCGGCTCAGGCATCACAACGGCAATATCTGCTGAAGATGGTGTTCAGGTATCGCATTCTTTCTCTGCTGATTCGACAGGCTCACCACTGCTTTTGGATACAGCGGCTGCAAGCCCCGTAGTAGCATCATTGGTTGCAGGAACCGGAATTACACTTACATCTACTGATAACTATGTCACCATTGGATCTATTGAAGCTGCGACATACGGGCAAGTCACAATACACAACAATGCCACAGAAACAGTTATATCTGCTACTGACACCCCTGTTCTGGTTGCTGGCACTTGGACACCGGGGATTACTTCCCAGTTCACCGCATCGGCTGCTGGAAGGCTGACGTATACCGGGACTCCAGATAGCGTTGTCATGGCTCACGCATCTGTAACAATAGAGCCTGTCGGTATTAATCAGGTTATATCTATATTCTTTGCAAAAGATGGTGTTGCTATAACAGATTCTGAGATCACCAGAACGGTAAGTAGTGGGCAGTCTGGCAATGTATCTCTCAACTACAATATTGCAGTTCAGGCAAACGATTACATTGAGATTTATGTATCAAACGCTACAAGCACGAATAATGTGAAGGTCATTGATGCGCTGTTTGGTGTTGCCTAATGCCAGTGACTCAACTGCCAATTGCAAACGGATTTTACGTTAGTGACTCCCTGCCCATATCAGCGCAGGAATGCACCAACTGGTATCCAAACATAGTGCAGGGTGTTGGCTTGTCTCAAGAATCATTGTTTGGCACTGACGGCATTGAGCAGGTAGCCACATCAGGGCAGATTGATGAGCAGAACCGTGGTGCATACGAGATGGTAGGCAAGCCATACTTTGTCAATGGTGACAGCCTGTACCGGCTTGATGAAACCGTGGTCGATACGGTTGCCAGTTACACGCTCACACGCATAGGTGAGATTGCTGGGACCGCTAACGTGTCAATGGCTGACAATGGGACTCAGCTTATGGTGCTGGTTCCCGGTGGCAACGGATACATCTACAACCATGTCACTGACACCTTTCAGCAGATAACAGACACAGATTTCACGGCGAATGGCGCACCACAGTTTGTGGTATTTATTGACGGTTATTTCCTGATCACCACTGATACAAAGAAGTTTATCATCAGCGCACTGAATGACGGCTTGAGTTACAGCGCACTAGACTTTGGTACTGCTGAATCAGACCCTGATGACATTGTTGCCCCGGTTGTCTACAAGAACCAGTTGTTCATATCTGGTGGTGAGACGTTTGAGGCGTTTCAGAACGTGGGTGGTGCTGACTTCCCGTTCCAGCGAACAGGTCTATTTTTGCAGAAAGGGTGCTTTGCCCCTTACTCGCTGATCAACGCTCAGGACACCTTCATGTGGGTTGGTGGTGGTAATAACGAATCACCTGCAATCTGGGCGCTAAACGGTAACAGCACAACCAAGATCTCAACCACGGCTATTGACTCTATCCTGACGGGTCTTACCGAGACACAGGTATCTGGGATATATGCTTGGACATACGCTCAGAAGGGAGCCTACTTTATAGGCTTTGCATTGCCTTCTACAACGCTTGTTTATGACATGACTACTCAGCGTTGGCATGAGCGCAAATCGCTCGTAGATGGCGTTCTGGGCGGTCTGAGAGTGGCTTCTGTCGTTAAGTCTTACGGTAAGGTATTTTGTGGCGACATTCTTGATGGCAGGGTTGGTATTTTAAGCCCTGACGTTTATACCGAGTACAGCGGGGCAATCATCAGGCGAGTGGCTACCCAGCCATTTCAGAACAATATGCAGTCTGTGTTCTTCCCCAGCTTGGAACTCACTGTTGAATCAGGCGTTGGTAATGATGCGGTTGCAGATCCGCAGATCACGCTTGAGCGCAGTCAGGATGGCAAGACATGGAGTGACCCAATATCCAGAAGCATTGGTAAGATTGGTGAGTACAGCCGCAGGGCTATCTGGCGCAGGAATGGCAGGGCATCACGCTTTGAATTATTTAGGTTTACATTGTCTGACGCTGTTAAGCCGGTGATTATCCAGCTTACGGCTAACATTGTTGGCGGTGACAAATGACAAGCCCGCTACTCAATGCAGCACAGCCGATCACCCGTGATGACGGAACGATGGAGCAGGCTTTTAGGCAGTGGACACAAGATGCGGCGTTAAGCATCCCTATTGTCGGTGTAGGCTCCCCAGAGGGCGTTGTGGAGGCCAGACAGTACAGTTTATACATTGATTCAACCGGATCTGCTGGCTCGATCCAGTACCGTAAGATGCTGCCAGATATAGGCGGTGACAGGTCGCAGGGATGGCTTTTAGTATAAGCGAAAATATTTAACAAACATGATAAAATTCAAACATACAGTAATTGATTGTAAGAGAGTGTCAATATGTGGCCAACAATAATAGGTGCAGCGTTAGGGGCTGGCGCAAGTATTATAGGCAGCAAAGATAATAGACGATCTGCCGAAGAATCCAACGAACTAGCGCGGGAAACGGCTGAAAAGCGCAGACAAGATATTATTAAATATGGCGAAGAAGCCATGAAGTATTTTGAACCAGCTTATGCTGCGCAGCGTGATGTATTAAGGCAGGGAATGGGAACATTGCCGGATTATTACACCCAGCAGTCACTACCACGCTTTCAATTAGCTGAAGATGCCAGCATGCGAGCGCAGCAAGCACAAATGGCAGGTCTTGGAATGCAGACATCATCATTGCTTGGTAATCAATACTATGGACCGCAATTGCAGCCGCAGGGAACTGGAATGGATTATGCGCAGTTAGCGGCAGCTGCTCAGTTAGCGCCCATTGACACAAGCGCAATAGACAACGCTCTTGCATTGCAGGGTGCAAAGATTCCAATGGGTGGCACAAATCCAAACATGATGAATGTTACGCCAGAGCAAAGGCAGATGATCAATGATTGGAATTTAGCAACGCGAGAAATGGGTGGCGCAGGATATCAGGTTTAAATAAAGGTTCAGATTATGGCTATAAGCGCACAACAAATACGGGACGTTTTGGCGAAAAACCCAAACGCCTCACAAGCTCAAATTGAAAAAGCAATGGCGAAGTATGGCGTAACGCCACGCGAGTTCCTTATGGCAACTGGCGTTGATCCTGCAAACTATGCGGGCAATACTCGCGCTGCCGATGAGGTTTATACGCCTGTATATACTCCACCCACACCTGCGCCTACACCTGCACCTGCTCCGGTAACTCCAGCGCCTGCGCCTGCGCCTGTATCGCCTACACAAGCCCAAATGCCAGCTGGGGCAGCGCTAACTGGTCAGCCGCAGTACAGCAACGATGTAATCAACAATGTTTTGAGGCAAAGATTTTTAGAATCTGGGCCACTATCTGCTGAAGATGTAAATCGCGCTGGTATTAGGTACGGTATTAGCCCGCAACAAATGGCTAGTATTGATCCGCGATTAATGGAACAGACAGCGGGTCTTGCCCCTGCGCGAGAGACTCTTGCCGATGTAAGTCAGGGTTTGCGCGGTGATTATGCTACAGCGCAACAGTTTCAGGCTCCCTACAGAGAATTGGGTCAGGATGCAGCGCAAAGGCAGGCAGCTTTAACGGGCGCTCTTGGCCCAGAGGCGCAACAGCAAGCGTTTGCTGAATATCAAGCATCACCAGCATTAGGATTCCTTCAGGAACAAAGCGAGAGAGCTTTGATGAGAAATGCGGCTGCTATGGGCGGTCTTGGTGGTGGCAACGTCAGACAAGATCTAACCAAACTGACTGCCGACCTTTATGGTCAGGACTTCCAAAACCAGTTCAACCGCTTGGGTGATATAGCTACTCGCGGTTATGGTGCTGCTGCAACGTCTGCCGGGCTTGGTCAAAACATGGCTACTGGTGCTGCTAATCTTGGTGCTACTGGTGCAGGNTATCAGATGCAAACAGGTCGAGATATNAGCAATGCGCAGGGTCAAACAGCGGNAAACATGGCTAACCTACAAACTGCTTTGGGGACTACGCAGGCCAACAATCTTACTAACCTGCAAAACCAGCAGCTTAGTGCGTACAATCTTGGTGGTCAGTATGCTAACACTGCNTACGGACAGAATATGGCTTATGCTGACATGCTGAATAAGATNGGTATGGGTGCTGGTGGGATTCAANCAGGAAATCTGCAACCTGTAACCGGNTATAATCCGGCTGAAATTTTCAACCTTGCTGGAGCAGGTGCAAATATGTTTCAGNCAATGTTCCCCGGTCAACAAGCTGTATATCAACCTTCNGGCAATATGGTTATGCAATCATCAGCAAATCCAATAGTGCCGGCTCCAACACCAAGTATACCCGCCGCACAAGCAACAAACCCAAGGCAAAATATAAATTTTGGTAACGGTGCTTCAACACAATCAATTATACCAGTGTTCACATAATCGGTAGGAAAAAATGGCTAACGGATACACATTTGGCGACAAACTTCAGGGCATAGGCGCAGTTCTTGGTGGCACTGTTCCGCAATTCCAAAAGCAAATGGGCGAACTTAGCGCAGAGCGCCAAAAGGCCATGTACCAAGACGCTGATGCGGCACTCAACATGGCTACCCGTGGAGATTTACCGGGCGTAATAAGTCTGATTGAAGACCGAATAAACATGATTCAGAGGCTCAATGGTGATCCTACAGAATCACTGCAAGCACTTAACTTTGCCAGAGCAGCGCAGTCTGGTGATGTCGCGGCTGGCGACAAATTAATGCAGGGGCTAACCATGTCTCAGAAGCGGGGCATTGATCTTGGATTTATCGCTCCATCCGCTGCGCCAAAATATCTTGGTACTGAGCAAGGAATGCTTTTATTCCAAAACCCTGATGGCACTGTGGAAACACGCCCAATATCAACTGACGAATCTTACGTTGACCCAGAAGAAAAATCCGAAGCCTTAAAAGGAATCCGGTCAACTATGTTAAATTGGAATAAGTCGGCAAGTGAAGTCGCGTCTGCTTATAACAAGGTCAAAGGACTAGAATCAGAAATGAGGAACAAAAGCCGGGCTGCTATCAACGCTGGTATTATGAATGTTGCCAGATTGATTTCTCCCGGCGTTGTTACCGATAGAGATGCGGCATCACTTAGTGGGGCAGATACCAGCATTTCCGCGATATTTGGCTTCTTAAGCGGTAAAGGTCTTGATACAGATCAGTTAATGAGGATTGTTGATCCAACAAACCCAGATACTTTTAATGTTGATCAGCTGATGGCTGTAGCAGAAAGGGTGACTGCTTCTCAAATCCCGTCATTGTTAAACACGGTTAGCGATGCAAAAAATATCGCCACAAATTACAAGGCATCTAACCAATTTATGAATTCATACTTTGGCGAGACAGAAACCATGAAATCACTCCAAGAAATTATGGGTACAGTTTCTGGAAATATGCAAAATGCTGAAGGTGTTCCTTTATCGTTCAATAGTGAGCAAGAGGCCGATTTTTACGCAAACACTACAGGCATACCTGATGGAACTAAAATTGTTATCAACGATATTGTCGGAACTTGGACGAATAAATAATGCCTTTTACTCCAGATAAAGAACAAGCACAAGCACCTGTGGCTGTTGCAGGCGGTAGATTTACCCCTGATCCAGAGCAACCTTCAGGACCATCGCCAGAGGCGGCAGCTAGAGTTGCGGCTTATGAGACTGCGCCAATGCTTACCGATGTTGGCATTCGCGGCTTGATGCCTGAAACTTCTTTACCGCAGCAGGCTCTCGCTTCTGTTATGGGTGTAACAACATTTGACCCTTATGAGTTTGGTGACATACTTACAAATATTGATCCAAATATAGCTATTCAGGGTAAGCCTGACGGCACTGTTTTTGCGACAAACAGAAGAACCGGGAAGGTGGTTAAAATCAATGAGCCGGGATTAACTGCAATGGATGCTTTGCAGTTTCTTGGTGCAGTGTCAGTAGCAAGCCCAGCCGGTGGCCTCAGAACTGCCGGACAGCGAGTTCTTGGCGAAACGGCTATTCAAAGTGGTATTGAGGGTGCGCAAGCGTTGTCTGGCGGAGAGTTTAATCCGTCTGAAGTGCTGTTAGCCGGCGGGACTTCAAGTGTATTGGAATATGCTCCAGAGGTAGTGCGAAGCCTTAGACAGACACGACAAGGCCGCATGATGGGCGCTGGTGCTGATAGCGGTGCTGA